AGCAAGTCAATTGCCATTCTCAACACGCGGGCGAGGCCGGAGCGGCAGCGCAGGCCGACCCCGCGCAGCCCCGGCTGGGCCAGATCTTCGCTCCGTGGATCGCGGATGCGCCCGGAGCGAAGCGGAGGGCAATTCCGCGAAATCGTCATATCTGTACCTTACGCGCCTGACGGCGTAAGTATTAACGTAAACGTTATACTTGGACATACGCTACATACGCCAATTTTTTGCGGAGGTTGAATTTCGCAACCTCCGCAAAACTACGCATTGATTTCATTGGGTTTTCTTTTTCAACTTACGCAACCTACGCAATCTTCAACGGACCCGTTGAAATCAGTCAAAATTGGTGCCTTCATTGATTTCATTGGACTTTCTTTTTGAACCCACGCAACCTTCGCAGACCTACGCAGCCTCAAAAAGCCCCTCTCGGTGGGGTGCATCTCGTAGGTGTCGCCGAGATCCTGACGCTTATCGAGGGCGAAGATGACCGCCGACGGCACCCACTTACCGGCCTTCACGCGGGCGATCCACCGGCGCTTGGAGGGCTGGGACCTACGCATCAATCGATACTCCCCGTGACCTTGAGGCCCTGAATTTTGCTGTGCTTGTCGGCCATTTCATATGAGATGACGCCATTGTTCAGCCACGCGTCGATGATGCTCTCCGCGACCTTCTCGACCACGTCAAACTGCTGCTTGATGATCGCCGGGGCATACCGACCCTGCTTGCGCGTCTGTGGGTAGCTCGACCACGGCTTGCCACTGTGCCACGCAGTCCCCAGTGCTTGCAGGATCTTCTTGCAGACGTCCTTGGGCGGCCACGAGCTGACCTTCTCGGCGACTGCCTCGCAGGGTATGGCGACGAGGCTGCCCTTGCCCGTGAAGTCGTTCAGGACGACCTTCTTCATCTCGAAGGGCTGGTCCCACCCGTCCACCGCCGACTTGATCTTCTTGGCGTGGATCTGCCCGACGCTCTCGCCCGCCTCACGCTCGATGCCGAGAAGGAAGTCGCCCGCGCCGTCAAAGACCGTCGAGCCACGCAGGTTGCCCGCGCGTGACGTGTGGTGGACGCCGACCACGGTCGAGTGGAACGTATTGCGAAGGATGTCGCACGCGCTGATGAAGAGCGTCATGTCCTTCTGGAGGTTCTCGTCTGCGCCCGGCAGGACGCGGCTGACGGTGTCTACGAAGATTGCGACCGGGGACTGCCCCAGCTTGGTCGAGACTGCCGCCACGGCCTTTATCAGGCGGTCAACGTCGGCACCCAGCATGAAGTTGAGGCTCTGCCTGATCAGGTAGAAGGGCGTCTCGTCATCGGAGTGCCCGGCCTCCTTCTGCCACGCCTTGATGCGGTGCTTCATGTCGCCCGTGCCCTCGGACGAAATGTAGATCACGGGGCCGTGCTTCTTGATGCCGCGATTGAACCACGTCGATTGGCCGGTGGCGATGGACAGGGCCATGCCAATCGTGAGGAAGGATTTTCCGCAGCCGGGCGGGCCGAAGACGAAGCCGAGGGCCTCCTCGATGATCATCTCGTCGATCAGGTACGTCGGCTCGGGCAGGTTCATGATGTCCATGAAGTCTAGGATTTCCAAACCAACAGCGTCAGATTTTGGTAGAGAGGGATCAGCGTCAGATTTTACTTCGTTGAGGGGCGTCAGCTCGCCTGTCTCGGGGTTGAAGTCATACCCGGCGTGGTGAGAGGGGGGCGCGTCACCGAAAGGGCGGGAGGGCTTCGCAACCTCCGACGCCTTGGCAACCTTGTCATCCCACTGGTCCATTGCCGCCTGCCACTTGCCAATGAACAGGGAGAGGCCACGACCCTCGCGTTCGAGCAGGTCGGCATTGGAGACGCCGGGAGTGCCGAGGCGGTTCCTGACATGCCTCTCGTAGTTTGCGAAGGCGTCCATCATCGACGTCTGGATCTCGGACGGGGATGGGAGCATGGGCGCGTCACGTCGCAGGTCCACGACCGCCGCCCAGACGGTGCGCGTCATGTAATCCTCGCGACCGTCCACGATCATGCCGAAGGCATTTGTGGAGTGTGCGGGTGACGAAGTAACTTCGCGTTCTCCTGTCACCGGGTTTACGCCAGACGCGCCGCCATATTTCTGAGCGAGTTCCGTGATGTCGTCGCAAAGCCAGTCCGGGGCATCTGCAATCTCCATTTCCCAAGGCTCGTGCCCGGCCTTCCATCGGTATGGCGTGCCGCTCTCGTGCATGGACGGAGGCAGCATGGCGAAGCCGCCCTGACCGCGAATGTCCACGCCAATGCTGGTCTTGCAGGTGGGAGGCGTCCAGCCAACTCGCGCGCGAAAAAGTAGCTGCCTGCCGCCTCCGCCAGTCACCTGCTCGACGGTTTCGAGCTGCCCGGCTTTCGTCTGCTTGTCCAGCTCCTCCATCCACCAGCCGGTGGCCCCGTCGTGCTTGTGGGTGTCGAGGTCGATGACGAAGATATTGCCCGAGCAGGCACCGGCAATCATGCCCATGTTATTGCGGCGCGAGTGCTCTCCGCCCTCGCCATACCAACGCTCGAACGTCAGGTCAGGCGCAAGCTCGTGCTCCAGCGCGCGCCACTTCGGCAATGCCGGTCGCTTCCACTGCTGCCTATTTTCGCGGTGGGACATTGCGGGCACGACCTGAAGGCCGTGGTCCCGGTACATGCGTGCCCACTCGGACGGCTCGGCGAAGTCTGGGTCAAATTGCATTGCGGGTTCCATATCAATCTCAATCGGTTAACAGGTGGCGGCGTACCACGCCATGCAAGCCGCGTCCGCGCGACCGTCGTCCTTCTTGCGTGCGAATAGACCGGCATATGCCGGGAAAAGTTCGGTGGCGCGCTGACGCGCGCCGTCCTTGCCGCCACGCACTGATGCGGCCTTTTGCCAGACCTGCGGGGTGATGATGTGTGTCGGGATTGCCAGCGCGGCGAGGACGCCCTCGACAATGCCGCTGCTGCGGCCAAAGGAGAAGACGGACGTCACGCCCTGACCGGGCATCGCATTGACCCGCTCAAACATGGCTGTGCAGGGGCGCTCGGCGAGGCGAATGATCTGGGCGAGCATCTGCGCACTTACTTCGCGTTTCTTCTTGCCGCCGCGCAGCATCTCCACGACCGGCATGTCAATGACCGACAAGTGGCCCTTGGCAAGGTCGAAGAAGGCGATTGCACCGTTGAGGCCGGGGTCGATGCCGATGAAGATCATGATGCGTCCCTTGCCTTGTCCATATCTTCAAAATGGTCCCACCGGATCCTGCCGTTAGTCGCGGCCACCAAGTGAGCGCGCCACTTGTGGGGCACCATCTTGCGCTGCCTCCACTTGCTGACTGCGTGGCGGGTCGCGCCCTGCGTCACGCCAATGGCACGCACAAGCTCCCAGTTAATGCTGTCCGTTTTCATAAAATCCTCCCATGCGAACACCGAGCGTGAGACATTTTGTCCACCAAGTCAATCCATGAAATTAGACAATTTGTCGCTTGACCGCCCCGATCAGATCGGCCTATGGTGCTGAACCTTACCGATTGAGAGCTGATGAAAAACCCTTTTGAACACTACGACATCCACCACCTTTCGCCGTCTTCTTGCAGCCTGTTCGTGGCCAGCCCCGCCATGTTCATCCTCCAGAAGCTCATGAAAGTGAAGAACTCGGTCGGCCCCGCCGCGCACCGTGGGACTGCGGTCGAGAGCGGCATCGTCGCTGGCCTCGTCGATGGGGTGTCTGAGGCCAAGTGCATCGACATCGCGCGCTGCGAGTTTGCGTCGCTGACGGCGCTCATGGGTGGCCCGAAGAAGGAGAAGGAGGAGGCGGTCATTGCCGACTTCGTCAAGACCGGCCTGAAGGAGCTGCTGCCCTACGGCAAGCCGACATCGACACAGGGCAGGATCAATTATAAATTTGAGGGCCTTCTGGTCCCGATGCTGGGCTTCTATGACCTTGAGTGGGCTGATCACGGGATCCTCACCGACATCAAGACCACGCACGCGCTCCCGTCGAAGATCTCCACCAACCACGCCCGGCAAGTTGCGCTCTATCGCGCTTCACGGGGTGACAATCTCGATGCTCGTGTTTCCTACGTCACCCCGAAGAAGTCTGCGACATACGTCCTTGAGAATGCTCGCGAGCATCTTGAGGCGCTGCGGCTTATTGCGTTGACGATCCAGAGGTTCCTGTCTCTGAGCGACGACCCCAAGGTCTTGGCGTCATATGTCGTGCCGGACGTGGACACGTTTTACTTTTCTGACCCGATGGCCCGCAAGGCCACGTTTGATGTGTGGGGGATGTGATGATTGTTGATGCAAGAGAAACGGCTGATTTTTGGTGCCCAATGACGCGCATTTATAATCCGATGGACAAAGCGTCTGGATACAATGCAGTGGTCGAAATGGATGAAAAAGGAAGGCCTGACACCACCCTAAATCCCGTCGCTTACTGTCGAGGCGATAAATGCATGATGTGGAGATGGACAAGTGACGAAATAAGCGACCGTGATGGATACTGCGGCCTTGCTGGAAAGCCAATTAGCGATTGAGGTGTGTGATGACTGACCGAATTTCTGCCGACACCGTGATTGAGATGCTCAACGATTGCCGCGCGCCGCGTGTGACGGAGGAGAGCATCAACGCAAAGATCGACCACCACAGTTTCCTTGTGGTGCCTATGGGCCCGACGAAGATCACCGCCTGCTTCATCTTGATGCGCAACGGCTTCGTGTTCGTCGGCAAGTCGGCGGCGGCGAGCCCCGAAAACCACAACGCCAAGCTCGGCGAGTGCTACGCCTACGACGACGCCTACCGTCAGATCTGGGCGCACGAGGGATACCTGCTGCGCGAACAACTTTCGCGCTGAAAAGTTCTGCCCATGTGGGCGAAGGCTCGGGGTCGGCCACACGGCCCCAAAATGGAGAATGGAAAATGGCTCTCGGTTTTAGCAATACTGGAACTTCAAGTGGCGGCGGCGACTTCCTCCCCATCGTCAAGTACGACGCCCGTGCCGGACGCTTCTTTCGCGTTGATCGTGAGGACGGCGTCTCGACGCCCGTGGACATCACGCGCACCTTCAAGGCCGTGTTTGACTTTGAAAACGTCGAGACGGGCTGGATTGCCTTCGTCGCGGGGTCTGCTCCCGACTTCCAGATGTCCCCAATGGGGACGCCCGGCGTGGAGCGCCCAAGTGCGAACCACAAGGAAGGGTTCCGCATGAACGTCAAACTTGGCGCTGAGTGCGGCGGAGATTGCCGCGAACTTGCCAGCACGGCGGGCGTCATGAAGGCGGGCCTCAATGCCCTGCACGACGAGTACCTGTCGGGCGTAAAAGCCAATCCCGGTAAACTCCCTGTCGTGGTCCTGCGCGACACTGTGCCCCTCACCAGCGGCTCGGGCGACAAGAAAAGCACCAACTACCAGCCGATCTTTGAGATTGTCTCGTGGGTGGGACGCCCCTCTGCCCTTGACGACGCCGCCAAGGCCAAGGCCCCGACTGCCGCACCGGCACCGCTCGCCGCCCGTGGCGCTCCGCCCTCGACGGGATCCTCACGCGCAGCCGCACCGGCTCCCCGCGCCGTGGCACCCGCCGACGACGAAGACTTCGGTTAATTCACTGGGGCGGGCTCCGGCTCGCCCCTCCACACCCACGGAGATCGACGTGAAATTTCTCATCACCATGAATATGCCTGCCCGCTCCGGCGTTCCGATCCACCAGATCATCTGCGAACACCCGGCCACGTCCGTCGATCAATTTGCCGACGCCCTCGCCGATCACGACTTCATTGTCGTCGAGGAATTTTACCGTGACGCGAATATGTCCTCGGGCTCTGAGGGGCATTATTCCGTGGGCCGCATCGCCATCAACCCGCTCTTCATCGGCAAGGTAAAGGCTGTCGTGTCGTCCACGCACGCCAATCGCGGGCACCACGAGGCTTAGGAGATAAAAATGAACCACATTGAATTTTTGGAAGATGCAACCAGACTGTCCCACCAGCGGGGCATGGAATATGGCGACTTGGATGAGAACTTTGAGCGCATCATTTCAATTTTTGATGCAATGACGGGTATAGGATTGACTTGCCACGAGGCGGCGCTGTTCCTCGTGGCGGTGAAAATGGCCCGGCTCAAGACGAGCCCAGACAAGGCCGACACATATGCGGACGCAATTAATTATCTGGCCTTCGCTGGCCAATTTGGAGATGCAAAATGAACGAAGAAAACGAATTTCTGAGCCGGGAGAATATGCGCTCACTGGCCGCATATATCTTGGACCAGATAGCCGTGGGCGACGTTAACCAAAATGTCGCCGCCGTTGGCTCCTTCATCACGAACATGGTGGCGGGCCTGATGTTTGGCGGGGCCAAGGACGTTGACCACGCCATAGAGGGCCTCGACGCCCTCTATGATGATGTTGAGGACCTCCTCCGCACCAACTTTGATGCCGCTAAGGCGGCGATGGCGGAGAACGACGCGAAGCCGAATTGATATTGGTGGGCGCACAAGCGCCCGCCCTTTTTATGGAGATGATGATGACTGATGAGTATCGCTTTCAAATTAAAATTCGCAACAATGTCGTTTTAAAACGCATTGAAGAGCTGGGCTTTGACAGCCTCCCGGAATTTTGCCGCGCCAAGGAGCTTTCATATCACTGCGTCACTGAGATCATCAATTTTAAGCTCCCATTTTACATCAAGAATGGGACTATCAGCCTCCAGATTTCTAAGCTGGCGGACGCATTGAGTTTGCTTCCTGATCATATTTACCCGCCAGAGCGCCGTAATAAGCCGCTGGCTTGCAACACTTACAACATCGAAGCTAACAAAAACGACTTGATGCAAATCGCTGGTAGCTTGCGCATGGATGCGTTGCCGCCTGATGACCGAAAGATGCTGGAAGATTTTCCGAAAATTCTTTCGAAGATTATGGATGAATGCCTTACTCCCCGCCACAGAGAAATTATTGACAGGCGTTTTGGATTGACAACGGGCAATGTAGAAACATTAGCCGAAATTGCAGCCGACATGGGCGTCAGCAAGGATCGCATCCTCCAGTTAGAAGCAAGGGCCCTTCGTATTTTAAAGCACCCGGATAGTTCCAAACCGCTGAGGGAATACAATGATTTTCTTAGTGAACTCAAAAGTCGGTAAGGGGGGCAGATGAAAGAAGAGCAGGACGATCTGACGCTGGTCTACATGTTCGGCTTTAGAAAAGGTCAGGACAGCATGAAGGACGAGATTGAGCGGCTGCGGGCGGCGCTGCGTGAGGCCCGCGAAGACATTCTTCTTCGTCACAACGCACGGGGAAGTGAAGCTGCAGGGACTGACGAAGAGGCCGTGAGCTTTATTGACGCCGCGCTT